GGCTCACCAAACCGCGCGCGGAACGCTTCCCCAGCAGTTCTTTTGCTCGCGCGCATCGGCGCACGTCGCCTTTGATATTCCCGCTGATACCTTCGCCGGTTTTCCGCCAAGGCGTAAGGCATTTGGCGCTCCTATCCCTTAACCGACATCAACAGAGGCGAACCGATAGACGGTGTTACCGCTGCGGAAGCCGAACTCGCCGCCGTTGGTTGTGAGCGAGAGGACGCTGAAGTAGAGCTGTCCCTGGCCGAGTTTCGCGGTTGCGCCGCTCTGCGCGGTGGTCGCGGACGAGGCATAAACTGTTGCCGCAACGCCGCTCAGAGTCAGCGTACCGTAGGAGGCCGCTAGGTTGCTGGCTGCGCTGCGATAGAAGCCGAGCGACGCCTCCGAACTGAAGGTGTGCGTCGGCAACTGCGCCGTGCCCGCCTGCCCATAGAAGATACCCGAAACCGTGCTTGACCAGAGAGCGCCCGCGAGCACGCTCCCGACACTAGAAACTGTCGAAGCCTTAAGCGCGGCTGTAGACAACACACTGGTAGCCGTCACGTCCTGCGCGATTAGCGTGGCGCGCGACGCCTCGACACTTACCGAGCTGAAAACCGTGTACTTGCCATCGTCGAGCGACACTGTAGTTGCTCCTTGCGGGGGGCGGCTTAGACACCGCCCCCAGCGTCAGAAGGATTTGTTAGGCGGTGCCACTTGTCCCGTACGCGCCCCTGAATTCGCCGAATCCAGTCGAATAGGCTTGCACAAGAGACCGCTTGATGTCCTTGGAATCGAAGTCCTCGTCCATGTCGGTCGAGGGCCGCAGGTCCCAAATGAAGTTGAGGTCGTGGTTGTCGCCGATGAGGAACCAGTCGTCGGTACTGGTGATGTAGTGACTCACCATGTAAGTCAGGCTGTCTTCCTTCAGGGCGTTGATCTCGTTGTTCGCTGTGCCGGGCTTGAACTCGCTGGAAAGCAGCTCGCGCGCCGTCATCAGGTTGGCGGGAGCGCAAATCAGGAGTTTCGGCACCGACAGGAACGGCCGGCCGAGATCGTCGAGCATGTTGTGGAACTGGATGATGGCGTTCTGGAGCGCCGTCACGCCGAGCACAACATCTGTGCTGGGGCGGTTGGCCTGCGCCGTACCGCTATCGAGCCGAGCGTGCGAAGTCGAGAACAGCGACTCACCCGACGTGAAGCCAGCGACAGTCGTGGTGAAACCATTGTTCAGGATGTTCGCGCCGTCCTGCTCCTGGCGATACTGCGCCGAACGCATCAACGAAGTTTCCAACTTGTTGATTTGCCCGTACAACTCGTGGCGCTGCATCTCAGCCGTGATGCGGTAGCCGAGCGCGTTGGAGGTGTGCGTGTAGACCTTGGTGCTTCCGGCGATTGGGTCGCCGTAGGTGATGTTCGCGCCTTCGGCCTTGTCTGCCATAGCGCCGAGGCCCGTCATCTTGTAGTCGGTTTCCTGCGCCTTTTTCGAGGACGACACGTTGACAAAGCGCGTGTACTCGGTCGGGCGCGGAGGCCAACTCTGGTTCCAAATGTTGCGAAGCTTTGGCTCCAACAGGATTTGGAACTGCGCTCTGGTAACAGTCATGGCAAGCTCCTTTCCTGTTAGACCGGCGCGGCGGACGTAGCAGACGGCAGCACAAGGAGCGACTTGAGGAACACAACGTCAATTTCGCTCGTCGCGGAATCAACGGTCCCCACAATCTGCACCAGTGCCGAAGCCTGGCTGTCCACATCAACGCGGAGGTTGTTACCGCTCTTTTCGATATTGTAGTTCTGACCAATCGAGATGAGGGACGCTGCAACGTCCGTCTCTATCTTGGCCCGCGCGACAGCGGAATTATCGCGCGGCATTGCAACCAACACCTTACCAGCCGGAAGGGAATCAACGCTCGCGTGCAAGGCGACGCCGAGAATCGTGGAGGCGGCACTCGTCGCCTCAATCACGGTTCGTGCTCCATTAAGTTCCAGCGGCGCCCACTGTCTGAATGTCGCAGTGGAAAGCTGCGTGAACTCACGGATTTCCCAATTGCCCCGAACTGGCCTAAAGCCTGTCCCGTCAGCCATGACTAACTCCTATGGGCTGGGGTGGCCAATTCTCTCAGGCGAGACGCTTACTGGGATGCGAGCGTGCGCTCGGTCTCCGAGTAAGTCAAGTTCTCACCTGGGCGGGCGACCTCGCGACCAGCGCGATGCAAGTCCTGCGCCGCATTGTCATCCGCGTTACGTGCTTCGATGGCGGAACGCCCGCGAGCCTCTTCTTTTGCGGCGTTGTCGGCGCCGCAATACATGAGGTCGCTGTCTCCAATACGAATCGAGCCCTCTGCCGTGATGACTGCGGCAGGAGGCATCGAAATACCGAGGCCGCCCGACTCAATGTCAGACTGTTTCACCTTGCGGTAGCCTCGCATAGACCATTCGGCAACACGCCGGTTGTCAACCTTGCCAGCGGGTGTGGTGACAGGAACAAGCTGGAAGCGATAAGGCATCGGGATTGGGTTCTGGCCCTTGCGGATTCGCTCGTCGTTGATCCGGCGCTTGTCGCTGTAACCGGGAACAAAGGTGTAATCCTGCGCAACCATTGGATCGTAGAAGGTTGAAGCTTCGCGCACTTCGCCTTTGAAGGCGCGTTCTCCAGCGACCACCAATGGGCGCTTAACTTGCGAACTGTCGGCCGATGCCAAGAGACGCCTCCGTGAGTTGGAACTGGAACGGTGACTCGCTAGTCACCAACTTGTTGTCATTCGCCATCTCGACCCACTTCTCGATGGAAGTGCCGGTTTTGGCGCAAAACTCGCGAACCTGTTGCTCCGTAAGACCGTGGCGCTGCGCGGCGATCCTGACCGTCTCTTGAAGCTTCTCGGGATCGTAGACCTTGACTGCGCCACCGACTCCGCCTACGGGGCTGCCCCCGGAACGCTCACCAAGAGCGCCAACTTCGGAAGACCACTTCTGCTTCTGTTCAGCCAGCACATCCTGCATGTGCTTGCCTCTTATGAATGTAACCACTTTCTCGTAACTGTCAAGATTGCGCTGCGACAGTGGCGCCGCAACCATGATAGAGTCAATCTCGGGTGCCCAGCGCTTGAAGTCGTCGGGATACATCTGGGTGGCGAGGGCGCGAGCCGAGGAAGCGTTTTGCTGCATGAGGCTCGTGATTTGGGGCGCGAGAAATTTTTCGCTTTGTGCGGCGAAGAAGCGCTCGGTGGACTCGCGCGGCGCACGAATAAAGTCGTCGTCTGTCGGCATTCCCGGTGGGCCAGCGCTGACTTGCGCGGCTGGCGCGGCAACGGCAGCGGGCGGGCTCATCCCCTGGATTGTTTCGGCCATCTGCTTGCTCAGGGTAAGCACCTCTTCGATGGTCTTGCCCTGTGCCCACGAGGGGACGTTGTCAGTCGCCGCGAACTTGTAACTCAGCGGCGCTACTGCTCCAGAAGCGGCTGCCGTAGCGGAGTCGCTTGCGCTCGCTATCGGCGCTGCCTCGGGATTCAGCGGATTTCCTTCGGTACTCATTCAGTTCGTCTACCTTCCTGACCACTTGGTCAATGAGAGAAAACAGGGTCTCGAAGCCCTTGAGTCGGCCCACGAGTTCGCGATACTCCGCGTAATCAGCGCATTTGAGAAGGTCGCTTGCGCTCTGTTCATAGAGCCTAGAAACCGTCTCCTGATACACCGCCCAAGAGGGCGAGCGCACCAAATCCTTGAGGG